TTTATCTAAATTGACTTTCGCATCTAATTCATGTTGTTTTCTTTCAGCGTCCATTGCTTTTAGATCCACTTCTCTTTGTTTTAATTTAAGTAGTGGGTCATGATCGAATTGAGAAGTAATTGCTTTTTCCTCTTTTAAGAACTCTTCAGTCATATCTGCAATTAAGACAGCTTTTCTAGCTTCAATCTTTTGGGATATTTGCTGGAACTGTTGTTGCATTTGAGGATTCTGTACAGCCTGTTGTTGCATCTGTGGCAACATCTGAAATTCTTGTTGGAATTCAAGTTGAACTTGTTCCTGTGCCATCAAAGAAATGTGTTCTAATACATTCTTTTCTAAAGCAGCTGTGACACTTGGATTATTTCTAACAAAATTTGTAGCCATAAAGTTTAAGTGAGCAGTGACGTGAGCTCTATGATCTTGACCTGGAAACGCTTGAAAAGGTTTTCCGCCCAATGCATCAATGTGCTCTATCGCTGGATCTTTCGGTTGATTCGGTGGTGGTGGAGGTAAGACTCTGTCAATATCTTTAACTCCAATCGCTTCATACATTTTTCTATAACACATGTATAAATTATGCATCTGTGGATTAGACATCGCTAATTGTAATTCTGTTTGTGCTAAAGTAATTCTTTGCGACATTGAAAATATATTAGGATCGGCAACAGGTAGAATATCTACTCTGTCATCAAAATCAGTTTGTTTAATATTTCTTTGTCCACCTACAACATCATAAGGATATTCTGGCGGAAGATACGAGGCAAATATTTTTGCCAATAGTTTAAATTCATTTTTAAGTGAAACATACAGCCTTTTGTGGATTGCTGACATTACCCTTGAGCCACGCTCCAATAGGGCTACGGTCGTCCCAACAGCTGCTGTTTGGTTCCCGTCACCGACCTGCATGTCAGCAATGGACGCGAATCTTTGTCCTGCTTGAACGACAATTCCCATCAATTGCAATAAAGTCTGAGAAGGTTCTTTGTATGGTAAAAATACAAAGGCATCTTTTAGATTTCCTCCTGGTGTATCTACATCTTTAAATTCTCCTGGTTGTATATTTGCAGCATCATCTTTTACTCTGACGCCTCTTTGTTTAAATCCTGCCGGTAAGTTTGATAAAGTACCCGCGTCTAATAACTGACGGAGAGCCGCAGTTGCAGTACGACTCAATCCGCCAATCATATGAATGAGTCCAAGGCCATAAAATCCTAGTCCTGGCAGAAATTTGAAGTGGACGAAATATTGGATTTTAAGTTTCTTTGGATCATTGGGCGCGAAATTCTTTCTAATAGAAAGAACTTTCCGACTACCTTCCTCGATTGTAACGATGTAAGGTAATTTTATTCCTGTTGGTTCTCCATCTGGGCCAACATCTTCGAAACCTTCTAAGTCAAGGTTTACGTGGAATTCTAGTAATGTGTATAAAGGTTCAACTCTTTGTGATTTAGTTAATCCTTCTAATTCTCTTTCCTTTTCTTTTAATTTATCTGTAACAACATCTTGAGGTTTACTTAATTCTATATCAGAATAAAATCCTCCTACTTGTTGTTTTCTTAAATCATTTTCTGGAATTTTAATAACGTGTACAACTGAATTTGCATCTTCTAAAGAAGTTGCAGTATATGGTACGACTAAATCATCAGCTGGTACAAATTTTGATACAGCTCTTTGTAATAAATCATCATAATAAACTTTTTTAAATGTAGAACCTGCAAGTGGTAAATAAAATAACATTTGATCAAATTCAGGTTCATATTCTTTCATCTGATCCAGCAATTGATAATTCATGAAATCTTTTACTCTTTGAGACTGTTGTTCTTTTAAAGGATTACTAACTCCTAAAATTTGAGTTCTTACTGGTCCATCAGACGGAAGTAATTCTTTATAAGCGAGCGCCTGAAACTGTGTTACAGCTTCAGCTAAAACTGGGTGAGTGGCACCGGATGCTCCTTGGAAAGGTTCGGTTCTATTTTCATATTTAAATCCCAATAGATCTAAACCAACCGTATAAGCTCTTTCCCAATCTGAACGGGAAGCTTTATATTCTCTATAATCGCCTTGTAATTGATTTGCTATTGGATCTGTAACATCATCAGGTAATAAATCTGCAAGGTTTGCAAAATGATCACCACCTTCTGGTATGTTTACTTTACTTGGATCAAAGTCAATTAATGCACCACCATCATCTTCTTCAGTGATCTCAATTGGTCCTTTTTCTGTTTCAGGTTCCTGTAAGTTAACAACCTCTGCAACTTCGTCGTCTGGTCGTTTAATATTAGGGAGACCTTTATCGATTTCTGCCATTTAAATTCTCCTGTTTCTTCTTATCCTTTTTTGCTACTTTAATCAACCCCTGTGGATTAGGTCCTTTTAAAGGGGGTATCGCATTCCATTTAACATGCTTCATGTTTTTAACTAGTGTTGGGTTTTCTTTAGTCATTTTTTAACTTATAAAACCTTTCTGGATTTATTTTGTTGAGTGCTTCTCGATATGAAATCTTTTCTTTTTTAGCAATATTATATGCTTGATCATATATATCCATCATAGTTGGTAATACGTCAGAAGCATTTTCTCTGTCATAAAAAGTTGGTTCTTGTGTTTTAGGGTCAATATAGTAATTAGGTTTTGAATGTTTTGCTACACTGTATAATCCTTCACCTGCTAATGATGCAATACCAACTGGTGTTCCAACCCTTGCTGCTCTCATTGCAAATGCAGGGGACATTCCAGCTAAAGCTGCTCTTTCAGCTATTTTTTTAAACATTGGGTTTTTTATTTTATCTGTAACACTTACTGCACCTTTTACCAAAGGATTAGCAAATGCAGCTTCTGCTTCAAAACCTAGTCTATCTTCAGTTTTACTTAAATCATATCCTTCTTCAGGTCTAAGCCCATAAGTTAAAGCAGCCACACCAGTTGGTCCAAAGCCTAAATTTAATGCCTTACCTAAAATCTTTCTACCTGCTTTAGTTGTAGCCGTTACTCCCGTTGCCGCTCCTCCTGTTAACCATGGATGTTCAACTGGCCAACTTTTAGCTTTGTCTATTACGCCTGTTTCTGATGCTTCTGCGGAAGAGGGGAAAAAATTGGTAGCAACAGTGGCACTAGTTCCACCTATTCCAAAAGTACCAAGAAGTGTTTTTATATCAACCGAACCTTTTTCACTAGAAGCTATTCTACTTTTTAAATCTTTTTGAAATTTATTAAAACTATTTCCTGTAAGGACATAATTATCCATGCCTTTATTTTTAAAATAAGTATTACTATGTTTTATATTTTTTAATATTTGATTGTATGTGTCCTCTTTAGATACATCAAATAGATAAGGTGTTTTATCTTTAATCTTAACTGTCTTTTTTCCAAACGTAATATCAACATCATTTAAATAACCACCTGAATCTTTGTTAAAATTTTTCTTTAATTCTTTTATCTGTTTAATAATTCCAGGCCGATCTTTAGGAACTGCTTTATTATATTTTTCAACTAAAGACATAAAAGGTGTATCAAAGTCTTTTAGCTTTTGTAGATTAAATGCTGCTGGTGTAAATTCTGATCTTGCTAAATAAGTTCCAGGGATAAAACTTTCACTAGTCTCACCAATAGCTCTAGCTACTTTATGCTCTTGAACCAAAGCACCTGTTATGTCTCCTTTTTTACCTGTAAATAAATCTGGATAATCTTTTCTTAAAGCTTCTGATATAGTTTTTCTTTTGTTTGCAGTTTCTTTTAAAGTTCTGTTTAAAAAAGCAATTCTATTTGGACTTAAGCCCCCTAGTTCTAGTTCTTTTTTAATGTCTGTTTCTAATCTTCTAATTTCATTCCAACTATTAAGTTTATTTTCAAAATTGGCCCCTTCTTTTTTTAAAAATCTTATCATCACTGAACCTTCTGATGCACCACCGACAACTCCTTTTTCTCCAAAGCCGCTTTTTATATAAGTCTTACTAAAGTTCTTTAAAAAAGTATTTTCTTCTTTTGATAAATTAGGTTTAGGAGATTTTGGATCTCTCTTATAATATTTCATTAAAGTTTCTTTTTTACCTTTAAAATTTGAATTATTAGATTTTAATAATGCAATCATTGCCATATCATTATGAACTTTCCCAGGATTTTTAGTATCAATCATCTTACCATAAAATTCAAACTCTTTAGGTAATACAAAACCTTTTTCTTTATTAAAGAAAGCTTTACTCTTTTCCACTTTAGCTGGAACTTCAGTATATTTAGATGTATTAAAAGCTTTTTTAGCTGCTGCTAATAGTTGTTCTGGATTTTTATATTTTGGATTATGGGCATTGGTTTCTAACCAATTTATTAATTCATTCGTAAAACCTTTTTTAGCTTCTGTGTATTTCGCTCTAACAATATTTACATCTCCGCCTTTTACTTGCACCTTACCCTTTAAATCTTTTTTTTCTTGATTCAAATAAGCATTAATTTCTTTTTCAGTTGCTTCATTTATATTAAAGGTTTTAGTTTTACTTATTCTTTTTCCTGTTTCATCTGTAGTTCGACTTAAAAAAGAAATAGTGTTTTCTGTAGTTTTACCTGCATAACCAGGAGGATAGTAGGTTATTCCTGGAGGTATCTTTTTTAATATAGTTTCAAGAACTGTTTTTTTTAAACCACCATACCCAGGCCGTGATCCGTCAACCGTGTTTCGTACTAACTGACCTGCGGATCCACCTTCAGCAAAATTTTCTTTTGCGTATATTGGTAAAAATTCTCTAAAAGTTATAATTGGATTCCTTTGTCTGCTATTATAATAAGATTTTTTATAATCTTTATAAGCTTTAAATGCAGCTTCCCTTTTTGTGTGAGCATCAAAACTACTGGATCCATATCTAAACCCGATCCGTCCACCGTGAGCCATGTTCCGTGGTTCCTGGACCGCGGATCTTGGTTCAAGAGCAGCTCTTAAAATAGGGTTTTTGATTACTGGTACAGAACTTTCTTCTATTCCAAATTTAATTAATTGTTTAAGATTCATTATTCTCCTAACATTCCTGCAAGACCACCGGATCG